AACCATTGCATTGTATTATAGAATACAATACCATATAGTACCATCATAAGTCTTGGTACGGTTCTCCAGTTAGATAAGAATTGTGGTAATTCTTCTTTTAAAAACCACCACACCCATTTTATTTTGTCAACAGCAGATTTTTTCTGTTCTTCAAACATTATTTCCTCTTCTCTCGTTCTCGTCTCTCTTTTTCTTCTTTAATATATTGTATCAACATATTAACGTAGATATCCCTTTCCCACGGCAACATATGATTTAATTCTGTTAAAGAATATTTATGATGTTGCATAAGAGCAAAATTCACTTGATAATGATTTTCAAGTGAGTCGTGTGAAAGGGCTACCCGAAAAAATCGGATAAACCCTCTAAAGTCACCTTGCTCTTCACTTTAGTTTTAGGGTTTTCTACCTCTAATTCGTGTCTTAATTTAGGCATAGTATCATAAAATCTTTGTATAGACTTAAATGATTTACTATCTAAACTTTCAACAAACTTATCCATTTCATCTTTACTATAATCAACTGCCATATGCGTTTTATCACCCTCTTGGATTTGGTAAATACTCTTTGATATAATATCAAAAAGGTCTTGCGTCTTAGCACCTTTACTATAATCTTTTGTAGGGTCAACAGAATTGATTGTAGGATATTTCATTAACAAACTTACTTGGTCATTGACCTTTATTTTGTTTGTATGTTCGTCATCTACTTGAACATCAACTTTTGATAAATCAATATCTACGTCTGCATAAGTTTTTTTGTCGTCAGGACACAAAATTTTTAAATTTGCAACCTCACCAACAGACTTTGACCTAATCTGTAAAAATACATATTCTAAATCAAAGGTTGGTAACTCATCAACATTTAAATTACCAAATGTACAAACACTAACAATATTCTTTAGTGCTTCTACAATTTGTTTTTGTTCTTGCGACTCAAGAGCTTGAAGTAAAACTTTTTCCTCTGCAACTTTGAAAGGTCTAAACTTTACTTGTACGTCTGTTGATGGTAACGTCAACTCATAACTCGCTGTTTCTAATATAGGCAATGCCATTATATCTTCTCCTTATTGTTTAAAATGGTGGGAATAATTTTCCACCGGTCACTTTACCAATTGGTAAACTTCTCTTAGCGGTTTGTAGTATATCTCTGCCTGCTCTTCTAAATTCAGGAGGCAATTTGGACAATACACCGCCAAATAATCCAAAATTCTTACTTGCCTTTATCGTAGGCACATCACCGAAAGGACTACCTATTGTAGCACCTTCTACTTGGTCTATCGTTAAATTAATCCATCTTCTAAAGTTCAATGTAATAGGTATATCAACCTGTTTATCATTATCACCATATGTATAATCCATAGAACCAATTGTTTGAGGATAAACCTCAAATAGTCTTACTGCATAGGTAACTCTATCTCTATCGTTCTCACTCTCAAACTGACCTAATTGAAATATATCTACTGAACCAATATAATCATCATAGTATCTCATATTATGGCTCTTGTAGTCAAATATTTTTTTCTGCCAATTTTCAAAAAATTGTCTTTGTCTTAAAAACTTATCACCATAAAAGGTTAATTCAATATTTCTACTAAATGAATATGCATAAGGCATTTCTCTAGCAGGTCCATACGTTAAATGAGTTTGTGTATTGATATCTCTACTTGGCATAGTTACCTTACTACACATCATACTCATAGTTTTTGCCATTGTCAAAGATTCTAAATCATTGTTTGTACCTAAACTAGAACCACCAAATTCACTAGCATATATTTCACCTGGGTCTGTTATAACTCTTTGAGGCAGATGAAACATTACCATAAATCTATTAGGTCTTGCTAGACCCTCACCTTGATTTACCTCAGCAATGAATCTATTAATTGTAGACTCTGGATTACCACCAGGTTTACGTCTTAATCTTTCGTCAGCATTTACGTTATCTAGTGACCTATCTCTAGGCACACCTATTCTGATATCGTAATTACCTATACGTCTTCCGCCTCTTAATATTGCCATTTTAGTCCTCTATTGAGTTGCAAGTCTCTTTGTTTGCCTCTAAACCATTACCCTTGCTATATAACCAGACATATGAATAAACTACGTCTTGATTTTTTTCTACACATTTTTTACCAAATGATAATCTTGGCTCACTTGGTATTGTGCAAGCGGTAACAAGTGTTAAAGCAAATAACATTGTTATTATTTTTTTCATTATATTTTCCTTCTACTATCGGCGAATACCGTTTGTAAACTCGCCTTTCTAAATTTAGCTACTGGTAGATATACTGCGATAGCCATTTCTTGTACGTCAACTCTTAAAAAATTACTTTTTACAAAACGATAAAGGTATTTTTTAATTGCCGGTTTAATTAGACCAATTTTTTTTACTGCCTCATATGTGACCTGTAATCTAGTTGATTGGTCAAATTTAGAATTACTAGCAAATTGTTGTAATTGTTGTAGTAATTTAAATCTTAATCCGTAAGGGAGATAATGAAAGTTTAAACCTATAAAACCTCCTCTAATCGTATCAATAGGCAACACTAGTGGAAATGTATCATAAAACGGTAACTTTTGTTTTGTTTTAGGGTCATAAACAAACATAGCCATTCTACCTGCACTTGGTCTACCTAATAACTTGCCGTCCCTCATTAGTTTTGATTGCGTAGCTCTATCTGCAATTAATGAGGCAGCATTCTTGTACCAAGACGCTGATTTCAGTTGTTTGTCTTGTAAATCTACTAGTGGTTCAAATATATTTACCATACCACTATTTATAAGAAAACCCTTAGCGATTTCTCGCTAAGGGTAAGCATTCGTGATTGTGAGAGAGAAAGATTAATCTTCGTCTGCTAATTTACTAAAATAAGATAATGTATCATCATCTTCGCTAGCAGGCGCCGATTTAACATCACTTGAGCTTGGCACAGACGTTGTGGATTGTGGTGGGAGGTCTACATTTTCCACGGTTTCTGTGTTTCGTTGTCCCATAATTACCCTATTCAGTTTCTCTTTGAGTTCATCATAGGTCTTAAAATTACTAGGGTCAACAAAAGGGTTAAGAGGATATTGTTTTGACCAAATTTGTTTTATGTCATCATCTGACTCTTTAATTTGGCTAACACTCTCAAATTCAGACTTGTCATAGTTCCAATAACCATCAACTTTTCTAATCTTCAACTTGAAGTTAGCACCTTTCCAAAAGTCAAATGGGTTAATTGGTGTTTCATCATCAAACGCCGGTTGCATTGCTTCGGTAATTTTATCAAAGATTTTTTTACCAAATTTAAATATAAAAACTTTACCTTCGTTTTCAGGATGTTTTGGGTCTGATACAACAAAGATGTTTGAGTAGTATGATAATTTTCTTTTTCTCTTACGAGCAATTTCTTTATCACTATCAACACCTGTGTTCCATAATCTTGTATTCTCTTCAGACACCGGGTCTTTTTGATTTAGTGTCGTTAAAGAATTCTCAATATACCAACCGCCTTTATCTTGGAAAGCGTGAGACCATACTCTTTGCCAAGGCATTTCTTCGCCTGAAGTTGCCGGCAAGAATCTGATTACTGCATAACCATTACCAGTTTTATCTAGTTCAGGTTTCCAAATTCTGTCGTCTTGGTATTTGTTTGATTTATTACCAGAGGTTTCTGGTTTTTCTGTTGAAGCTTCTAATGCTTTTGTTATCTTGTCAAAATTAGAAGCACTTGATTTTAAACTTTCAAAGTCCATATTATATCTCCTTTGTATTAAATATGTTCGTTGTATTTGTGTTACCTATATTATCGGTATCAGTATTATTTATAAGAGTTCTCATTCTTATTTACCCAATTTTTTAGACTTTCTGCCTTCGCCTTCTTATCATAACAATCTCTAGGCAAACTTCTCATAATAAGATACTCTCTAAATTTTGTTAGTCTATCTATAATATAATCAATTAAATTTATCATATAACTAATATATCAAACCTGCTCAAGATTGTCAATGCTGGAATAGTCAACATAAAACAAATTGTTTTGACCCTCCCATTCTGGAGTATGCATATTTACATTGTCTTTCAGGTTTAAATCTCTATGTACTTTGTAAAATGTGGTCTTCGGATATCTCTTCATAAGACTCAACCATTGGTTTACCCAATTGGTGTGTGGTGTAGGACCATTCTCTACAGCAACATAATGTTTTGTTCCTTTGTAGATATTATTAATTGTCGGTTTAGTAGACCTTAAATCGTGACCTATTAGAAATACCTCTGTCGCCTTATAGTGTTCACACGCAACATAACCACTTGACGGACCAGCAGCCCACCCAAGGTCTTTAGGTTTCATTATATCACTTAAATTATGAGACTTATCATTTTTAGGATGTATCCAAGATAGTTTAACTTGACCTGTGCTAATCTCTTTCTCTACAATCTCTTTATTCTTTTTTATTATATGTGCTACACCCTCTAATTTAGAACCGTGAAATACAAACTCCTCTGCCTGACCTCTTTCATTCTCTGTAAATACACCTTTCTCGTTTCTAACTAATTCTAAATCCATTTTAGTTATTGCACCCTCAACCATCATCTTATAATGAAAGGCAGGTACTTTTGTCCAGTCTCTAAAGAAACAAGGTATTTTACAAGCGACACCTTTGTGGTATATTTCGTGCATTATACCGTGGTCAACACCTGTTAATGCGTCTGGCATAAAATCTCTATACAAGGCATTACAACCCATTATGGTGCCTAGTGGTCTTAATCTTTCTAAATCAAAACCTAATCTTGATTCACCATTACCTATACAAAATACTCTACTCATTGACAAATACCTCTTTCATTATTATTTTTGCCTCTGTCATATTAAAATTTAAAAATGGTTTTAATCTGGTAATCGTAGATGAGATTTTAGGCCATATGACTTTCTCACTAATAGTTTTGTCCCAATCTTTAAAAAACGCAAGGTGTTTATCCAGATAGATGGCGGTTTGGTAGTTAACTTTCCCTTGAATAAGTAATCGTAAGATTCTAGGATGTTGTCCCATATGAGAGCGAAAGCCATCATCAAAAGAAATCCGCCTACGGCTAAAGTCATCACGAATCCGTACGCAATCGTCCCGAAAATGGTATCTAAAAGACTCTTTATACTTTCTATATTTGGCATAAGTCTCAGCACCTTCATTTGTTAATAAATCTCCTATCCAATTGTCGCTATCAACAGCAAAATTACTAACAAAGTAATCAAGTATGTCTCGTTCATTATATCTTTTAGATAACTTATGAAAAAAATATCTATCTTTTCTTTTAGTGAACGTATCCAGTTTAGCATTTGTTTTACCGCCATATTTTATATAGTCGTATGAATCAGTTGTGAAGTGTAGTTTGACACCAAGATACACTTTATATACATCAAATCCACCATACATTATTGTTTATCTCTATTTTCACTATACCCATAATCACTAACAATACTTATAATAGCAAAAACTACACCCAATAGTATTATTGACCATAGACCTTTATCCCATTCTACAAATAATATGTGATATAAAAACTCTAGGCCGTTCATACAGGTAAAGTACCACCTTTTTTAATCTTAAGCATATTAGCATTCAAAGCCTCTGCTTTAATTTTTTCTTTTAGTGATTTTGATATTAGTCTTGTTGTAGTTTCTATTTCTATATTGTGTTGTTCACAATAATGGACTATTGCGTCAATATAGGTGATTGGTTTTTTATCTTTAACTATATCGTTAATTTTTTGTGTGAATTCTTTACTATTCATATCTCTTATATATCATATTCTAGTGTAAATGTAAAGCGTGGTGTTTCTGTTGCCAAGTACACCACAAACTCCGTTAGCCGTTAGGCTGCAAGGGCAAAATTATTGTTGCCATTTAAATTGCGTTTAAGTTCGCCAACTATTACTCTCTATAAAGTTTTTCTGTACGAGTCGAACCTACCACACCCCCCATAAGCACACCAAAATGTGTTTATGGTGGAGGTGGTGGGAGTTGCACCCACGTCCTCTATACGTATTATACTTTACGTCAACAAGTAATTCTATGTTCGCTCTTTGTGTGCATATGCCAGGTCAAAAGAGTGAGATACAATGCAGCTTTCAAGTCCATCTGGACTAGTTAAAACAATAAGGTGTTGACTTCTATCTTTTGACACAAACGTATATACAAAGTAAGCAGAAGGATTTTCTGGTTGTGCTCCTTCTCTCGCTACGGAAAACGTCTCTGGATTAAAATCAAACCTTTTTATGTACTCATTCACGACCTCACTAGGACCACATTGAGCGGGTAAACCCAATGGTGCTAAGCCAAACATACCCGGATTTTCTAATTCGTGGTCTGCTTGAGCAGTAAACACAACAAAGCTAAGTAGCAATGTTAATATTATTTTTTGCATTTTGTCTCCTGTGAGACTTAATAAGGTTTGATTATTGATTTATCTTTGCTTTATTAAGTTCTTCATAATATTTATAAAAGTCCTTAATAGCTTTCTCTAGTTGAGACAAATATTCTTTTTTCTGTTTCACAAAAGCGTTGCAACTTCCGTCTTCGCCTGCTTGTAAAATAACAATTTGGTCTATCTGTTTACCGAATAGCTCTTCATACATAATTGCATAGGCAGTACATTGCAAGTAATATGATTCATTCCAACTATCAATACGTTCTTTGTTTGCTGTCTTGAAATCAATTACAGATAATTTACCATTGTACTCAGCAATACAATCAACTTGACCAGCAAGGGTCAATTTGTGTGAGTACATAATTCTTTCTAAACAATGAATATTATCTACTTGGTCAAGATAAGGTTTTAATAGTCTAAACATTCCGTTAGGCAATACATCATTAATAGTTTGTGGTTGCCCTTTTAGATATTGTTCAACTAAAGTGTGTGTCGCCTTACCTCTACGTGCCGCTCTGGCCATTTCCCATTTAGCAGCCTCTTCGCCTACGTTCTTACGCCATTGTTCTAAACCCTCTTTTTTCTGTATTGATAAAATACTTGTTATAGAGGGATAATTTTTACCATCAATTTGATAAAATCTAAAACCATTTTGATTCATTCCCTTTGTATTAGGAAATTTAGTCTGGTCTAATTGTATAAAATTCGCCATTATATTACTTCCAATCTTTGTTCATTACTCTATTATATACATCACAACCACATTTGGCAAGCCTAGTTTGACCTGTACAAAGTTAAATGGTCGTTAATTAATTCGGGACTATCTCTTAACTCGTCCCGCTTTGCCTTTCAATTAGGGTCGTAACCCTCATAACAAGTCTTATTGCTTTCGT